TTTAATGCCACAAATGGTGCTGTTCCCGATACTGCTTATTCCCAATCGCTTGGAGCGATAGGGGTTAAAGAGGTTGCAGATGAAGAATCTTCTCGCTTGTTTTACCCAGAATATGGATATAATATAGATATTGCAACAGTTATAGATGAGGCTGGAGAGGGTTTCGTGGTTCTTACAGAACTCGCGAGAAAGAAAGATCCAGACTTAACGTTAGAATTTAGAGATAATTGTGGAGGAAAGGCTGAACACATTTCTTCATATAAAGATCGGTTTAATGTTGGATATGATATATCCCTGTTTCTATCTGATATCGAAAACTATTCTGGTGATTATGCCAACGCCGGCGCCACCGATTCGGAAGAAGAACAAAGAATTCCGTCAGATACTACTCGCATTGTAATTGATGAGTTGCTTAATACTGACGCTGATGTGAAAACAGGTCTAACCAATTATATGGATGACGATCAAAAAGATGGATTCTGGGCTTCACTTCTCAAACCGTTTAATGTTGAACAAAACCAGATATTTGAGTTTGTGTCAGTTGATGATACCTTGGAAGCTATTACTCCTTCTCTAGAAGAATACCCTAATTTCGCAAGTTGCTTCAGTAGTTTACAAAGTTATACCCCACAAATCGTTTTGTTTGATGAACTTTTGGATAAAAATGCAAACAGCCCTGGAAAGGCAGCACTTAATACATTCAGGAATAATGTTATAAACAGTTTTACATCCCAATTGGCTGCAGAAATAGCCAATAATGAAGATGCCTGGTCTTATGGCGCGATTCTTGATAATCTCAAAGCAGAGGATGCTGAATATCTGCTGGGAGATAATAAGCTTTCTGGCTGGGTCAAAGAGGAGCAGTGGGATATGTCCCCGGAATACCACGATGAAATCCCTGGTGATACCCTCATCGGACAAATCAGAGTCCAAGCTGAAAACGAAGAGGAAGGACAATACCGTCGCTTAAAAAACGCAGATGGTATTTTGGGTATGAGCCGCGACCAATATAACAATGAAGTACTCAACAATAAACCTGAAAATACAAGAGTTTATTATTTAGATCCCAACAAGCATGGCGGCTCTTTTAAGCGTCCTCGAATTTATATCAAACCAATTCAAAATAAAGGTTGGATGGGAATGGCAGAAGTGATGTTCCCCGAATTGAGCCCTTGTAAACCATCTAAATCTGATCTTGTTGATTTCGAAGCGATTGGTAAAGTAGCCGCCGCCGCCAGGTCATCGATGACCATCGACGGTCGACTACAGGGCGAAAAAGAGTGTGTTGAGGAACAACCCTATAACAAAATATTAGACAACTCCTCTGCCGCCGGAATTCAAGGGGTCATCAAGGCAGCTTGTACCACTTATGCTAGCGCACATTTCCTTAAAGCATCCGCAGTATTCACAAAGTTCTACCCAAGCTTTCCTCAAACCTACAGCAATATTTATGCTCAATATATTGTAGAGAATATGGAGATGTCTTTTAAAGATGCACAAAATGATTTCTTTGAATTCTTTAATCACTTTAAAGATGAGGAGTTTTGGTATGCCTTTTTAGAACAAGTAGTTCAGGCTTATGCTCGCTTGGTATTCGAAGGTAAAATACCAACGCCGCCCGAATCTGTAAAGCGCGCTTTAGATGTTTTAACTGCTGTCCAAGAGTCATATGAATTTCCAACTAAAAACAAATTTAAAGACCTTAAAGATGCCGGTATTATACCATTCACAGTTACTCTCCGCAAATATCGCGAAGAGAAAAACTGGGAAGCCGTACGTGCATCAGAGGAAGCAGCAAAGCTGGTTCTAAAAGAATTTGTCATTATGGAACTTAATTCTCTCGGAGAAACATTTGTAGAGAATTTAAAGCCCATGGGACGACGCCCAACATATAATAATTTGGGTTATTACACATTGACACACTTCAGTCAAGGATCCTCTCAACTTGATCTTCATAAAGAAATTGTAAAGACAACCACAGACTTCCCCACATCTGGTACCGGGTTTTATAGCCCCGGTACAGAATTTGCAGTTAAATCCACTGGCGATGATTATGTTGGTTATTATCATGTTAACATCAACGATGAGGGTTCAACGGTATTCATGGCAGGCGAATATCACACGGCTGAATCTCATGAAGTCCTGGTACCAATGGCAGGCAAACTCACGGTCCCAATTGGAGACATCGCCGAATATAATGGTTCTGAATCTTATGATCTTACGGATGAGTCAACGCCGTTTGTTGTTGAAAAGTATATCTCCATAAATGGTTCACGCAAAAATCCAACAACCGCACTCAACACTATTAAAGCTAATAACCCAGAGGCTAATCTTTCGGACATATACCCAGGCACAATGCAACCTGTGATGGCAGAAGATGGTATAACTCAAGTAGGAATCCAGGGTGAATTGGGTGTTCGTTATGGACTATTATTCTCTGTAGCAATTAATGGTTCAAAATATGAACTTGCATCAGTTGAGATAGATGCCCTAGACTTACCGATTTCCCAAACACAACCATTATCCGCTGATACTGAACTATTGTTCTGCTTGGTTAATCATTTGGTCGAGGATGAGAAATTCAAATTAGCTTATGAATACATTTTTGGTATTAACAAGACATTGGCGCTCTTGGCGATTTATACCGATCTAGGATTTCTTCCTTCAATCGGAGAATTCACAGCCCCAGCCGGCGCAAATAGAGAAGGATTTTATTCCGATAAACCAGGCATGAAAGTTTCTTTCCCCAATGCATCATCGGGAGATTATACACCGGATTATTCCCAATCTACTGAAACATGGTATAATACAGACGATCGCGTAGATCAATGGTTTGTGAGAACTTGGGACGAGTGGGATAAGGTATTGTTGGGAAACACGAAGTCGCGACTTAAAAGTATGTTTAAAAATTATTATTTCTCAAGACATTGGGACCCTAGTTTTGGTTGGCCTTCATTTAATTTCATGGAATGGATGTTAAAAAATATGAAGGCAGCAATGTTCCCGTCACCGGCAAAGGGCATCCTTCCATGGTGGAAACGTAACAGAATTCGCCCCAACCCGTTCGATGCTGATGGAAATGAGTGTGATAAAAGTTAGAAAGGTGATATTTATATAGAGGAAATACGTATATGTCTGCATTCGGTGTCCAAATTCCAATCACATTTAATTCAAATGATGGCTTCACTATGTTAAAGACCATCAAACGCACCGTTAAACAAAATTTTAAAATGCTCTTGTTAACTAATCCGGGCGAAAGAATTATGAACCCACACTACGGAGTAGGAATAAAGAAGTATTTATTTGAAAACCAGTTGGGGGGTACAACCCAGTCTGATATTTTACATGCTATCGAAACTCAAACAAAGAAATATTTACCTATTGTGAAGATTAATCAAGTTCTTTTTGCTCCCATGTCCGGAAATCCTAACGGGCTCGCGATGCAAATAACATACACAATTCCAGATTTGGGAATACAAGATCTGATTGAATTTACTATTTAGTAGAAGGATTTATCAATGCCAAAAGATACCAAGAAAATAGCTCCAATTAATTATTTGAGCAAAGAGTTCGGAGAGATACGCAGTGACTTGATCCAATTAGCTCAACGATATTATCCAGATCAGTTCCAGGATTTTAGTGAATCATCATTCGGCGCCATGATGGTTGATGCAGTTGCCTATGTTGGCGACCAATTATCTCTTTATCTAGACTATAACGTCAATGAATCATTTTTAGACACCGCGTTTGATAAAACAAACATTGTACGCCACGGTAGAGTTTTGGGCTATAAAGCAACCGGTCGTTCTTCCACATATGGCATCGTGGCTTTATATGTTATGATCCCTGCTGAATCTTCTGGCCTCGGACCTGACGCTAGATATATTCCTCTCCTGCAACGCGGTTCAAGTTTCGGCTCGGATGCTGGTCTGAATTTCATTCTCACCGAAAATGTTAACTTTAACGATCCTGCGAACGATTTTGTTGTCGCACGCGTTAACGAGTCAACTGGTACCCCCACTTATTATGCAATCAAAGCCTACGGAAATGTGGTTTCTGGACATTTAGGAGTAAAGAGTGTTTCAATTGGCGCCTTTGAAAAGTTTAAAAGAATAAAACTTGGATCCGGAAATATAGTAGAAATTATCTCTGTATTTGATGCTCAAGGTAATGAATATTTTGAAGTTGATTATTTGGCTCAAGATATGATTTATAAAGAATTAGAAAATAAGAATTTCCAAGATGACAACGTTCCATCAATTTTAAAACCAATGTTGGTTTCACGAAAATTTGTAGTGGAACGCTCCGGCAATGATGTAATTTTACAATTTGGTTCTGGAGAGGAAGGACAAAGTAATGTTATCGCGAACCCACAAAGTGTGGCTATGGACCTATTCGGCAAGACGTATGTGACAGATACCACTTTTGATCCTACAAGAATCAGTAAAAACAGTAATTTCGGAATTGTTCCTTCTAATACTACGCTGCTGGTAGCTTATAGGACAACTAATCCGCAAAACAGTAATGTCGCGACAAAAGCCATAAAAACAGTTCAAAGTTCAAATTTTCAATTTAATGACTCCAACTCTTTGTCAAGAGCAATTATGAATACCGTCGAAGGTTCTATGGAAGTTTCCAACGAAACTCCAATTGTTGGGGATGTATCAAACCCATCCGCCGGCGAGATTAAACGACGAATTTTTGACACCTTCCCTACTCAAAACCGCGCCGTAACCCAAGCAGATTATGAAAATCTTTCTTACAGAATGCCGGCCAAATTTGGGTCTATTAAAAGAGTTTCTGTCCAAAAAGACCAAGACTCATTAAAGAGAAATCTAAATATGTATGTAATATCAGAAGACTCTTTTGGCAAGTTAACACAAACGAACTCAACTATTAAAAACAATCTAAAAACTTGGTTAAGCAATTATAGAATGATTAATGATACACTAGATATTCTAGACCCTTATATTATTAATTTAGGAATCGAATTTGTAATC